ATAGCATAGCCACCAGCCCCTGAGCTTCTTGGTTATTAAACTTGAAACCATGTTTTTCCTGCTCTCCTAATATAACAGCCACCTCATGTTCAATTTCAACACTCTCACCCCACTCAGCTAACTCTTCACATAACTTAGCATACAACTCAACTGTCACTGCTACGTCTTGCTTACAGTAGAATCGGTTTAGACTGTCAACAGGGTCATCATAAGGTAACATGCTTTGTTTATCAAACTGTAATCCCTTCATCCAGTGCCAGATACGGGTGTATTCGACCTTGTTATTCCCCAGCCTCTTGCCCCACGCCGCCAGACTGTGACCGTTTTCGATAGAGGGATTGAATAGCCTTGACATTATCAAGGTATCTCTCACTTTCTTCCAACCAATCCGTGTCCCCCAGAGCTTGTTGAGAATTGGTGCATCGAAGCCGATCAAGTTGTGTCCTATCAGCCAGTCTGCTTTTCTTATTAAGGGTATGAGTGTATCCGGTCTTGTGTGACATATATATTCATTTGTGTCGCTGTTGTGTGTGTAGCACATCCATATCTTGGATCGCTTGCTGTCTGTCTCTATATCTATTGTTAAGTTTAGCATGTTTTGATTTTTCAATTGCCTCTTCTTCTGTATCGAAAACACCTAAGTGTTCTCTCTTACCTCTGTAGTTGGAGTAAGAACGCCACCGCCCGTTAGGGTATTGTTCTACAGACTTTCCGTTATCAACCCTAGCAGAGTTCAGTGTATTTTCCCTTTGAGTAACTGCTCTAAGATTCTCCAGTTTGTTATTAGATGGGTTCCTATCAATGTGGTCAATTACGTCCTCCGGCATCTTTCCTTTCATAAGATACCAAGCAAGTCTATGTGTTAGAAGTGCCTTTCCATTAACCATTATGTAATGGTAACCACGGCTGTTCTGCCACCCTGGAAACCAGCCACGTTTCTTAGCACCGGATGTATGTAGCCATTTAAACAAACCAGTATCTGGGTCATACGTTAAGGAATCTTCAATAAGCTGTTGCATCTCATTTCCCCTTAGCTAATTCAATCTCGACCAACTGCGCATACCCACCTACGTCATGCCAACTGTCATCATAGAAGGGGTCACCGTTAACAATACGTGCCAGCTTGTTGGCTATCAAGTCCAAGCTCTCTTGCATGTACGCCTCCATTATACCCCAACTATGCCCACGGCGCAATATGTCTTTCAACTCTTGTGCTGTTGCCGCTACGTGTACATACGCACCATAGCGACCCTCACGTTGGCCTAGTGTCTCTGTTATATCTTTAGTCATTCGTTCTTCGATTGTTTCGTTAATGTACTTAGTGAATAATTTTACAGAATGTTCATTAGTCATAATTCTTCTCCTTTAGCTTGGCTTCAACATCATACATAACATCATGAGGTACATCGTACCAATAATACTTCTCGTCTAGTTCAGCACGATCCTCATCAGTCAAACCTACCCATTGCTCTGGCTGTTCCTTTGGTGGGTAGTTGTTGCTGCTGCAAAAGACACATTCATAAAGAACTTTTGCTGTGCAGTCGGGACACACAGGCTCTTGCTCTGGTATGGTGTCCTCACTGATGAGGGTACCATAGGCTGCAGCCACTGCCGCAAACTCTTCAAACTCTTCATCAGTCATCTTGTTTCTCCTGTTGTTTTGAAGACTATTTTTAAGCGTTTTAGCTCGGAGTTTATGCGTTGCACCTCGGCTTCATGAGCAGTGGCGACTCCCCAAGTGGAGGATTGAGTTTGTTGGAACACCCTTTCTTGCTCATGCGCTGCGCGCTCTCGGTTTAACAAAGCACTATACGGCTGTGCCAAGAACCCATCTGTTAGCGGCCCTGTCGCTTCACGCGATGCGAGCTTTGACTCCGGCTGTGCCAAGGACGCTTGCAACTTGCCCATTGCAGCGTGGATGTCAGTAGTCGCATCACGACCAGCCTGAAGCCCACCAAAGTCGTTGACGTACATTTCAGAGTCGATAATGGCCAGCAGGTCTTTTGCTAGTTGTTCAGTTGTCATCTTGTTTCTCCTGTTGCTCTTTCAGTCTATCTATTCCAAAATCAATATCTAAACATGGGTTGTACTGTTTTCTATCCGCATCGTTTAACCCCTCAATTGCTTGTTTTAGCTCTTCATCAGTCATGTTGTGTTCCTGTGTCTTGGTCTGGGTCAAGCTCTTTAGCTGCCTCAATGCCTGCCTTGATTGCTGTGATAAGACCTAACCTAGTCAGCGCAGCCATCTCCAGTGGTGACAGGTTGAATTGGTAGTCGGAACTGCCGTCTTCATTGTCTCGTATAAGTGACACTGAGCATTCACCCTTGGTTGCTTCATCAGTCATTCTTTAACTCCAAAGTGTTGTTTAATTCGATATCCAGCCATCCAACTTCCTCGTGCTGCACATTTGTCTGCTTCAGCAGCACATTCCTTAACAATCAACTCAGCAAACTTTTCCATATTGTTATTCCATGAGCGTGATGCAACATCGAATGGTTCTGGTACAATAGTGATACAAGCCTGTCTAGCAAGTTGTTTAATTCGTTTGTTCATGTGTCACCCTCCCATGTGGCGGTTATCTCACCCTTCTTTATCCCTGTAGCCAACTCTTCTAAGGTGTCCAAGGCAGCGAACAAGTCCAAGGGTGGGTATGGAAGCACTAAGTCATCCATCATCTTTACAAACTCGTCAATGCGAGTGGTTATCTCTTCTGTTGTCATAACGGTTCATCCTGTAATAGTGGTGCTTCGCTCAGTATACCAGTCTTCTGATTATATAGCAAGCCAAACTTCATACCTGTTGCTCTTCCGGTAAAGCGATCCTTTAACACCCTGAACGTTGTCGTCTGGCGCTTGATCGGGTCTTCCTCCTGCTTGTTACGCTCCAATCCAAACATGTAGTGCGCCCACCTTGCAATCGACCTACTACCCGTAAAGTGCTTTTCCATCACCCTACCACCCTCTTCATGGGGTTTGCCGTCTGGTGTCGTCAGGTGACTAATGAAGTGGATAATCACCCCTAGCTCCTGCGCCAACCCCGCCATGTCTGCCATGATACCGTCCAATGCCCGTCTCTCATCTTGCTCGTTAGCTGACAACGCCGTCAGGTGATCTAAATAGATGTGGTCAATGTCATATGCCTTGTTAAAGTACTTGATGATGCTCTTGATTGTCTTCCAATCCATTGTGCCAAAGTGCTCCATCATGTATAGCTGTTCGGCACTCTCTAAACGGTCTATAGACTGCTCATACTGCTCTCTAGTCCACGCACCGTCAGGGATATGGTACAACCTCTTATCTAACTTACCCATGACCCTCTGAGCGGTCTCTACCACGTTCTGTTCGAGATAGATAACACCCACCTTCAACTTTAACACATCAATGTCATATGCTATCTGTTGTGTAAATATATCTGTCTTACCTACACCGACACCAGCACCGAACCCGAACAGTTCCCCTTTACGTCTACCATATGTTAAGTCCGTCAAGGTGTCAAAGCACCAAGGCGTTCCCGGCACTGGCGGTTTTAACAGGCGCTCCCGTATATCTGACATTGTAACAATGCCTTCAGGTTTATATTGCTCTGCATTCCACCACGACTTAACATATTCACTTTCATGCCTATTAGATAGATAATCACAGGCATCTTTATAATCAGTCGGATTCTTTAATACCTTGGCCTTGTTACCAAATAACTCAGCGACCTCGGCTGACGCTTTCAATCCAGCTTCGTCACCATCGAAAGAGATAACAACACAATCAAAAGAATCAAGCCATTCAAACTGTTCCTTACAATCTCCTAATGCACTACCCGCTCCGGTGCGAACACTAACAACCGGATAATTACCTAGCATCTGATATGCCGCTAATGCATCGAATTCACCCTCAGTAATAGTTACATACTTACCGCCTTTATTAAATAACTGTTGTCCGAACAATAACGTCTTCTGTTTATCACCTTCAAACCACATCTTCTTATCTACAGTTCTAACCTTCTGCCCTTGCAATTCATTACCTTTATTGTAATACGGGAATATGGTTAAATAATCGGTTTGGCTGACGTTATACTTGGTTGCTGTTGATAGGGTGATCCGTCTGTCTTTAAAACCCGCTACAAAGGCATCAGAACGCTCTCTGACGACCTTAGTGTCCGCAGGTAAGGGCATAGGTAGGCTAGGAGTCGAGATCGCGTCTACGGGCCTTGTGTACTTGGAGCATGCAAAACACTTTGTTGACCCATCAAGGTTAATTGTTAGGGCATCACTACTCTTGCAATCTTTACATTCTTTATGCGTTGCCTCGTAATTCATAACTCCCACCGATCATGTAACACTTGCATTGCTTCCTTCTCATCAATGGTTAACAACCTGCCTGACTTCTCAGTGTATAGATTACTTAGAAAATCATATAACCCAATTGCACCTATTAACTCATAAGCATCACTCAATGTAGCGTAATGCATGTATTCGTCTATATAGTCTTTATTAGTCATTTACTTATATCCTTTATTAATATCGTTAAAGATTACTTATATCATTAATAACACATATATAACTTACTTAGTCTAATTAGTCTATTAT